AAGTAGTGAGCCTTTATTTAGAGAGTAAACCTTGATGGTGATAGGACCTGCCTGCTAAGCAGTGTGTGAATTAATTTTCATTCAGTTCGATTCTGATGCTCTCTGCAAATAACTATTAATTAATGTTAATTAGTTTATTTATTAATAATTATGTAATATATTTGTATAACAAAATCTTAAAGTATTGGACTTCTTGAGGTAAATTAAAATATTTCATATAATATTTTTACAGTATTTTAAGTAAAGAGGAATAGGTATTAACCTCTATAAAAACCTATTTATTAGAATTTTTATTATTCATAATAAATTAATTAAGAATACTTCAGCAATTATATACTATAATAAATAAATAAGTGATTTAGTTATATTCAGTATTCTGTTTTATGCCTCCATAGTTCAATGGACAGAACAAGGGTCTTCTAAACCCTAAATATAGGTTCGATTCCTATTGGAGGTACTATTTTTTTTAATTTTATAAAATTATTTATGGAAACAGGTAAGCAAATATGGGTTCAAACAGGAATTAACTTTAATAGGATGCAGGGTCCTATTATTTCTTATAATGAAATTCCAGTTGGAGTCTATAAAATTAGTATGAGCAAACAAGGATTCTACTTAGAATATGTAATTAGTGAATTTGTATTCGATTACAAAATTTATGGACTACAAGAAGATTTCATTAATCATGTTATTAAAACATATAATGAAGCACAAACTGGAAACTTAGGAATCCTTTTAAATGGAACAAAAGGTACTGGTAAAACAGTTGCTGCTAAAATGATAGCTAATAGACTTCATCTTCCAGTTATTATTGTTCAAAATATGGGACAAGAAATGAATCTTCAAATGATGAACTATTTATCAACTGAGATTAATTTTGATTGTGTCTTTTTCTTTGATGAATATGAAAAAACATTCGATAAAGATACTACTATATTATCTTTTATGGATGGAGTTTATAATTCAGAATCTAGAAAAGTATTTTTATTAACAACTAATACTTTAAATATTGATAGAAACTTAATAGGTAGACCATCTAGAATAATGTATTTAAAGAAGTTTGGAAATTTAGAAACAGAAGTAGCTTCTAAGTTTTTAGATGATACTTTAGATAATAGAGAATATAAACAAGAAGTATTAGAGTTTATTGAATTATTAAGTATATCTACTATAGATATATTAAAGAGTATTGTTAAAGAAATAAATATACATGGAATTGAAGAATTTAGAAAATCTAAATCTTATTTCAATGTAGAAACTAATTCTTATACTTATACTTGTGAGTATGCTAGTGCAAATATCTATAATGATTCTAATTTTGATGTTACTAAAATTACTCCAAAAATCTTCTTATCTGAATTAGATAGATATTTAACTCCAAATCCTTTAGGATTTAATGTTGATGAATATGAGTTAGAAGGTGAAGACCTAAAGACTTATGAGAATTGGGAAAAGAATAGAAAATCTAAATATCCTATTGTATTCCATGGTAAAAAGTTTGTTAGTTCTGATAATAGATTTGAAAAACTTACTGTTGGACAAAGATTTAACGGCGAGATAATAATCGGAATTGATTATTACAATCATGTAATTGTTTGTTCAGATATCTATTGTATGTATTTTTATAAAGTACAAAATGCAGCCGATGGTCCTTCTAGAACTTATGGATTAATGAATTACGTATTTTAAATTTTTTTTGTATTCATATGTAAAGAACAAATCAGCAATATAATTTATATGCGGTACATATTATATTATTTGTTCTGGGATGTGTAATAGAATAGTGGTGTTCAATATTCTCTAAAGATATAGGCAATGGTTCGAATCCATTTTACACAACTATTACACCGAGCCTAAATTAGGATCGTTGTAGTTACGAAAAGCTAGTGGGTGAATAAACTAGCAAACCCATAAAAATTACTAGCAGAGGTGAAGGCTAGAAAAAAGTGTGTAAGTGACTTTCTCTTAGATGTTCAACATGAAGCGTCTAAGTGTTTTAGTATTTTCGTTAAAAAATACATGTGATATGGACTATGAGTAAGCAGTTGCCACACTACCTGCTGAAAATAGTCCATATTTTTTGTCTTTACGTGTTGATAGGCTATTTCTTAATATAGATCAAGTTAAAACTTTTTGTAATAAATTTTTAAATTAATATATTTGTAATTCTATATTAAATACCTCTTAGATGATTATTTATAAACTTAAATTTGTAATAGTTATGAAGAGAACTAAAAATTTATTAAGAAAAGCTTTTCAAATTTATTATAATGGATTTGATAAACTTTATGGATCAGCTATTAAAGCTGGATTACATCCATGTATATAATTTTAGATTAATAATATAATTAGATTATGATTAAACAACAAAAAATTTTAACATTATTAGTATTCTTATTTGGAATTAGTTTAGGATTATTAATTAATAATTTTATTCCTAAACCTAATCCTAAAGATGTTACTATTAATATAAAAGAAAACAAAACTGTTGATTCTTCTAAAGTAGTTACCAAGAAAACTATTCATAGACAAAAGAAAGTATCAATGGAACCATTAAGTGATAATACACTTATGAAAGAGCTAAAAAAGGAAAATATACAATATCCTAAAATAGTTTTAGCTCAAGCAAAATTAGAAACTGGGAATTATACTTCCAAAGTATCTAAAACACATAATAATTTATTTGGATTAAGAAAAGGAAATAAGTATAGACATTTTAAACACTGGTCAGAATCAGTAAAAGCTTATAAAAAATTAATACAATCCAGATATAATGGAGGTAATTATTATGTATTTTTAGAAAAAATAGGATATGCAGAAGATGAAACTTATGTAAATAAGTTAAAGTCTTTTGTTTAAGTATGTTATAGATTAATTTGTTTTATTTTTAATTTTAAAGACAATGAAAAAGTTAATTTTTGTTTTCATAGCTATTGTAGCTGTAAGTTTTGCTTCTTGTGGTGATAAAACTACAAAAGTTAGTACAAATGATTCAGTTAAAGTTGATTCATTAGATTCAACAGCTGATACTATTAATGATACTGTTATAGTAGATTCAGTAGTTAAGTAAACTGTTATTAGCATAAGCTAATTATTTGGACTATAAGTTAGGTATGTATAGGTTCGAATCCTAATAGTCCAACTAATATGGATAAAGAATATATTATTGCAACCGATGGTGCTTACTCTCCAAGTCGTAATCAAGGTGGAATTGGAGTAGTATTAGCAAGAAAAGATGATTTAAAAGTTATTCAAACTACAAGTTGTAAATTTGTATCTAAGAATAATTTACCATATACAGATGTAACTAATCAAACCATGGAAATTACTGCTGCAATGATAGCATTATCTTCCATTAAAAAACCTATAAAATCATTAATTATTCTTACTGATAGTATGTATGTAATAGGGAATGCTACATTAGGTTGGAAAAGAAAGAAAAATATTGAATTATTAGCTAAATTTGATAAGCTAATAGAAAAAGCACAAGCTTTAACTGAAAATAAGATTGAATTTAAATGGTGTAAAGGACATCAAAAAGATCCTAGTCCATTAGATTCATTAAATACTATTTGTGATAAATTAGCTAATGATGCTAGTCAAAGTATATAAGGAGGTTGGATATTATATCTAATCTCCTTTTTTGTATTATATAATTATTAAATTTTTTTTAATTATGGTTGATGAACAATTATTAAAAATGCTTGGTTCTTTAGGTGCGGATAGACTTAAAGAACTTAATGATGTATCAAAAGAACTCTTAAAAAAGTATAGTAATATATTTAAGAGTGATTACACAATTATTGAAATTTGTTATGTTGTTTCTTTAACAATGTATATGTTAAGTAAACAAATTAACGTAGAAGGAGGACTTCAAATATTTCATAATATGTTAGATAGTTTAGACGATGTTGCAAAAAATAGTACCAAAGAATCTAGCGAGACAGCTGAAAATTAAAGGATATAATCTTCCAACATATAAAGCATATTCTCCTGAAGGAAATATTTATTGTTGTGGAGATTATATAGATTATAATAATTATAAGGATATATTAGAATGGACATCAGCTCCAACTTATAATGAGGTATTAGATTATTTAATAAATGATCTATTATATAATATATCTATTAATTATGATAGTCAATTAAAAGTATGGAGATGTACATGGAGAGCTTTAGATGATTCTTCTCATATATCTTCAGTAGAAACAGTCAGAGATTACGCTATTATTAATTTAATTAATAGACTTTATATATGAAATACAAGAAATATTTGCTTAAGTCAGCAGCTAGACAAAAGCAATTTGATGCATTAAAGGGAAAAGATGCAACAGCTAATACTAGACCTGGATCTTAAAAGAAATAATTATGACTATTGAAGATTATGACTTTAAATTAGAACCAGTAAGTGATGATTCTGCTTTATGGGACTTATCATTTAAAAAAATAGTTAATAAAGGAAAAGTTAATGAACGAGAAGATTTTTCTAGTCCATTATATGGTTTGCCTTTAAATGGAGCTATTCGTAGAATTATTAATCATAGAATTATAGCTAAACATAAAGAGGAAGCAATATCTATGAAAGTATATTTTAAAGAATACCATATTTTATGGAATGAAATATTAGCTTTATGCAAAGAAGACAAACCATCTCGAGACAAAAATTAAAGGATTTATATAAAGCTTTAAATACTCTTTGTAATAAACTTGATATAGAATATGATATAAATTGTGGAGGGTGTTGTTATGTAACATATTGTATAGCACATCATCTGTATAAACATAATATTCCATATAAAGTTACTTTATTTTATGTAGGAGAGGATGAAGAATTTGATCCTGAAATAGCTTTTAATAATATAAAAAATAGATATAAAAATTGTTGTCCTACAGGAAATTATACTACCAGACATTATGCTATTAGGCTTCCTGGAATAGGTATTATTAATAAAGGACATACATTAGATTATGATCATAAAGATCTTGAAGAGATATATCCAAATGATTTAATTTTTATTTATAAAAATGGATCTTGGAATGATATTTATGATACAAAATATAATAAGATGATTAATACTGAAATAACTAAAGTATTTAAAAAGTATGAAAAAGAATTTAGACATTCGTTGTAAGATTTGTGATAGAGTTACTCCTCACTTTCTTCATGAAGCAACTGGAACTTATCATTGTTCTTGCTGTAGTACAGTAAATAAAAAGATTTCTATAAAGAAATCTAATGTAGAGGTTGAGTTTGTTCCTGATCCAGAATTATAACTTACTCTAAATCCAGAAACTGAAGAAAATACAGAATCTATTGTTAATACAGAAGATTCTGAAAGTGTAGAAACAAATATTGATCTATAAAAATTAAAATAATATGAAGTTTATTAGTGAAGAGTCAGTAAGTCTGACAAAGAAAAATTACTTAGGTATAGAACAAGTAATTAACATCTGTATGACTGGAGTTAAGTTTGATAATATTACTGGTTTACTTTTTAAAGGTAAAAAGGATCAAACAGATTTTAGATCTATGGAATATGCTTTAGTTATTGGAGTATCTATCCAAAATGCTAAAGATGAGTATAAGGCAGGATTTGGTGAAACTATTGCTAGAGCGCGTTCAAGAATGTTGGATAAAGCATTTATGGTAATTGCTCAAACTAAGGGTGGAGTATGTGATGCTTCTTTACGTAAGGTACTCTTAGATAATATTGCATCTAAGGAACTAAGTTATTTTAGTAAGAGTTATGCTGAAGCTGAACAGCGATTCTTAAAGAACAAGAAGAAGAAAGAGGCACAAAGTTTGTTACAACCTAACAAAGATTAATGAGGAAATATATAATTTTTAGCATTATAATAATTAGTTTAATATTGGTAGTAGTATTTTATTTTAATAACCAATCTAAGATAAATTCTACTACTAATATTGAATTAAAAATTGATTCTATAAAACAAAAACAGGATAGTCTAAGGTTAATATTACCTAAAATAGATTCTCAAATAATTAGTAAAGAAGAAGAATATGAGAAAACTCGGTATATTATTATTAATCAATCTATTGATTCCGATTGCAGTTTCTTCACAAACTATCTCAAAGAACACTTATCCAAAGATTCTGGGAGACTCAATAGTCTTAATAACTCCAGAACAATTGAAAGAAACTAATCTTATATTTAATGAACATAATCTCCTTAAAACTAAAGTTCCATTATTAGAAAGAAAAATACAAGTCCTTACAGAAATTAATGATAATCATTCTAAAATTGACTCATTAAGAGTTCAAGAAATAAATCAGTATAAAGCAAATGTAGATAAGTTAAAAAAATCTATAAAAATTAAAAATACATTAATTACTGGTATAAGTTCTGGATTTGTTGTATCTTTACTTTTACTATTATTTAAATAATGGATAAATTAAATTTATATAAGGATAAGTTTGGAGTTAAATATAAATATCCAAATAGATCTTGTAAAAGATGTATAAGATATCCATGTTTTGACGGAATAGATAAATGTAGATGTGATTTTGCACAATATGGTTGTATAGATTATAATGATAACCATAGAAGCTAGATTAGTAAGCTTTGAATGTGATACAGGAGGATATATTAATTATATTTTTGAAAATTTAAATTGTACTAATTGGGATAATCAATTTAAATTAGTTACCCGATATCCTAATTGGGAGCATAGATCTTTAAAAATAGGGGAAGAAGGTTTTTTAACTTATAATATGGTTGAAGCTGGAGTATCTAACTGGTATAATAAAAATACTGGAAAGATGATCCCTTATAAATATACTACTTGTGAATTTATAAAGTTTATTATTAAAAAGCAAAATCAAGATCAAGAATATATTATGTAGATCATGAAATATTATATATATAAAATACATATATTACTATGGGAGTAATAGGAGACAAATTAAATAAAGCCTTAGAAACTAAAAGTGTAAATACAAATATAAACAATTATGTTTGGAGAGGTCCTAAAAAGGAAGTAAATGGTAAGTTTGAACAGGAAGAAATCAAGCTTATTGATGCTACTCCAGAACAATTAAATCAATTCTATAGGCATTGTATGTCTATGCTCTACAGTAAAGATAAGAAGAATCCAGGTAGATATCATCTTCTCAATATTGTAGATGAGCAAAAGAAGAAATGTAACATTGAATTATTTATTAGATGGATTGAAAACAAATATAAGAGAAATATCCCTAACACTAGACCCGATTATCCTAGATTCTTGTTCTTACAAGATGTTAGAGATTTTCTTAATACTCCAGAAGCATTAGAGGCTTATCCTAAAGATAAGTATTCAGATACATACATTGATGCTGTAGTAAGTAATTATCCAGAAGAATTTAGTAAGATTACTATTAGTGGTTTAATGAATGGTTGTCTTGACAGTTTAGGTGTATTTGATAAAAGTCATCTTTCTCTGAATTTTATTATTAAGTTAGGAGTATGGTTTACTAATTCTGAAAAGAAGGAATTAGAAGAGAGAGATGAAAAGACTGGAAAATTGAAAGATAGAATTGACGTTATTATGGAGCGTCATAGATTAAAGGCAAATGCTCGGCCTAGAACATTACAAACGGGACTTTCTTATGCTGAGTTTAGAGCAATGTTAAATCTTAAGAGTAAGAAATATTCTGAATTAACTACTGATCAGTTAGTAGCTTTAAGAAATAAAGTATTATTCAGATTCCAAAATGAGATTGAATATCATGCATCTCAATGGGAGGATAGGATTAAACAAATTAAAGAAGTGGCTGCAGCAAAAGGAATCTCACTTGAGAAAGTGAATATTGCTGATGAATAAAAATATACAACTATTAGTGGGTAACTTTTTAGTTACTCACTATAGTTTTTTATAGAGGATTATTAATATATGAAAGAGCTTGAACTATTTACACCTAAAGACAGAACAGCTAGACAACATGAATGTCTAACAAAATGGGTAAAAAATAAATGTAAGGGCTCTATAGAGGCTGCAACAGGTTTTGGAAAAACCAGAGTAGGACTTAACGCTATTTCTGCAGTACATAAACATTATCCAGATTTAAAAGTAATAGTAGTAGTTCCTACAGATGTACTACAAATACAATGGGAGGAACAACTTAGAGAACGAGGCTTACAAGATATAGCAACTGTAAAAATTATTAATACAATCATTAAACATGATTGGGTATGTAGTGTATTAGTATTAGATGAAATACATAGATATAATTCTGATATGTTCAGTCTAATATTTGAAAAAGTAAAATATAATTATATACTTGGGTTAACAGCTACTTTTGAAAGACTTGATGGAAAACATATATTAATGGAACAAAAATGTCCAGTAGTTGATTCCATATCTTTAGGTGAAGCATTATTAAGTGGATGGGTAAGTAAATTTACAGAATATCAAGTATTAATTGATGTAGATGATATTCACGTTTATGATGAATATCAAAAGAAATTTAATGAAGATTATGAATTTTTTGGATGGGATTTTCCTTTAATTATGAGTATGGCTGGACCAAAAGGGTATATTAATCAAATAGACTATAGGGATAAATTAGTAGGTTTACATGCTGATCAAGCGACTAAATCTAATATACTTAAAGCAATTAAAAACCATTCAGCTAGTTTTATGCGTAATCTTACTGCAAGAAAGAAATTTATTAATAATCACCCTAAAAAATTAGAATTAGCTAGAAAAATAATAAATGCTAGATCTAATGCAAAGATTATAACATTTTCAAATAATGTAGCGATGGCTGAAGCTATTGGTGTTGGGAATGTATATACTGGAAAGATGTCCAAAAAGAAAGGTAGAATAACAATCGAAGAGTTTAATAATAAAGATACTGGAATCTTAAATACTTGTGCTAAAGCTAATGAAGGTTTAGATATAAAAGGATTATCTGTAGCTATTATTATTGGTTTAGATAGTTCTAAAACTAAAGCTGTACAAAGGACAGGTAGAGTTATTAGATTTGAACCAGGAAAAACTGCAGAAATATTCACAATAGTTATTAATGGGACTGTTGAAACACAATGGTTTAAGAATAGTCATAAAGATAGTGATTATATAACTATTGATGAAAAAAATCTTGAAAAAGTTTTAAATGGAGAACCTTATGAAACTTATAAGAAACCAATACAAAATTTAGCTTTTCGATTTTAATATAATACTATTATGACAGTAGAAAATAAATGTGATTTAATTTTGTTACAAAACATTATTAATTCATATGAACATGCAGTACTTACTAAAAATGTACTTATTGTTAAAGCTTATGAGAGGGATTATGATCTAAAATCTATGTATGAAGATTATAATAAATTAAGTGAGCAATTTATGCAGACGTATGTAAAAAGTTCCGACTCGAAAGAGTAATACCATATTTACAGTTAAAGAAGATGTGAAATTAATCACTATTTAACTTTTTAACTGTTTGAACACATTTGATTATACTATTGATGCAGAGTTAGATCTTATGGAGAAGTATAAACTTACTCCAAACCAATTAGAAGTAATTAAAACTATACTTTTATTACAAGAAGGATATGAAGAAAATTATTTATCTAGATTAATTCCAGTATTTAAAGAAAATGATATTGAATTAAGAGATATTATTATTGAATTACAAAATAAAGGAATTATTTTAAAATCTTATAAAATACCATTGAAAGGACAAAGATTTGATCCATTAGAAATACCAATCGCTAAGAATTTTGGTAAAAATATTTGGAAATGTTCTTTTGAAATAGGTAAAGAATTATTTGAAACATATCCTATGTTTATTAATATTAATGGAGCTTTATTTAGTGCTAGAGGTATTGCTAAAAAGTTTAATAGTCCAGAAGATTTCTTTAGATATTATGGAAAGGCAATTGGATGGAATATTGATAAACATAATAAAATTATTGAATTATTAAAATGGGAACAAAATAATGATGTTCATTTTATTAATATGAGTATAGCTACTTTTGTAATCAATGAAAATTGGAATGAATTAGAAGCTTTGCGAGATGGTAAATTAGCTAATATTAATTATGATACTATAAAAAGTCTATGACAATTGTAGATTTACTGTATAGTGAAATACAAGACGGACTAAAAGGAAAAAATATAGGTTATTCTTTAGGTTTACCTAAATTAGAAGATATTACTGATGGTTTAACTAAAAGTACTTATACACTATTATTTGCAGGTAGTGGTATTGGAAAAAGTTCTTCAATGTTATTCTCTTATGTATATTATCCTATAATTGAGCATCTATTAGATGGCAAATTAAAAATTGTATTATTCTCTTTAGAAATGAAAAAGACTTTAGTACTAGCTAAATTATTGAGTATTTATTTGTTTTATAAATATAATATTCGATTAAGTGCTAAAGAGATCTTATCTAGAAAGAAAAATTTCAAATTATCGGATTATCAGCTTGATAAAATTAATGAAGGTAGAGAATGGTTAAAATCTGTTGAGCGTATCTTAATCATTGAAGATGTAGGACTTACAGCTAATAAAATGTATAGTCGAATTCTTTATCACTTAGAAGAGAATGGAGTCTTTACAGACAAGAAAAACCATACAGGATATGTACCTAATAATCCAGAACAAACTTTATTTTTCATAACAGATCACTTAAACTTATTAAGAGCTGAAGAAGGTAGAACTAAAAAACAAGAAATTGATTTAGCTTCTAATATGATTGTTAGTATTAGAAATAGAACTGATGCTAGTTTTTTAGTATTAATGCAGTCTAATAGATCTTCAGCTAATGTTGAAAGATTAAAACTTAACTTTTCAGAACCTCGTGTAGAAGATATCAAAGATTCTGCAGTTCCTAGTGAAGATGCAGAGATAGTTTTAGCTTTATATAATCCTAAAAGGGATAAATTAGCTTCTTATAGAGGGTATGATATGAAAAAATTAGATGATAAGTTTAGATCTATATTATGTCTAAAAAATAGATATGGTGAAAGTGATGTTGCTGATTGTTGTTATTTTGATGGTAAAGTAGGAATATTTAGAGAACTTCCTAAACCTGAAGAAATTAATGATTATGATAACTTATTTAAAGAAGATTTAGAAATTAAACAAGATATAGAAGAAATAGAAGATAAGCAAACAAAAGACTTAAAATTTATTTTATAATGTCAAATATAATTTGTTTAGCTGGACTAAGTAATAGTGGTAAATCCACTTCTTTAAAATATCTAGAACCAGAATCAACATTTATTGTAAGTTGTACTAATAAACAACTTCAAATTCCTGGATTTAGAAAGAAATATAAAAAAGTAACTACAAATGAAGGTAAACTTGTAGGAAATTGGTATATTAATAATAATTATGATAACATTAAAAAGATGTTAAATATTGTATCTAAAACAAGACCAGAAGTTAAAGTTATTGTTTTAGATGATGCCAATTATTTATTGAGTAATGAAACCTTCCAAAATGCCTTGACCAAGGGCTATGAAAAGTTCACGATACTTGCGAAGAACTATTATGATTTAATTGAGTATTGTATGAATCTTCGTGATGATTTAACTGTTGTATTTGTTACTCATATAGAAAACTTTGGAACAGATATTGACCCAGAGTATAGAATGTGGACTACAGGAAAGATGTTAACAAACGCTATTAATTTGGATGGTTTGTTTTCATATATAATTTATTCTGAACGTTATGTTTCAGATACAGATGATGAAGTAAAATATAGATTTAAAACAAGAACAGACGGAAATGATACTTGTAGATCAGTTTCTGGATGTTTTGAAGATAAGTACATTGAGCCAGATATGAAATATGTTATAGATACTATTAATAAATTTGAAAATGGCGAAGAATGAAAGTAAATAGTGCTATTATTACTGTAGAGTTAGTTGATGAAGAAACTGGTGAACTTACTAATCAAACTTTAGATATTGCTGAATTAGTTTCTGAAAAACTAAGTACTGTAAAGAAAAAGACTACTAAAACTACTAAGAAAGTAGAAGATAATGATCCAACACCAAGATTGGTATTAATGGATAACAAGTATTCATTAAACAATGCAGCTATTGAATTACTTGGTGCTGAAGAAGGAGATAAAATTGACATTAAATATGAAGTCAAGAATAAAAAGAGTAAACCAGTGATTGGTACAGCTGATTCTTTTGGAACTAAAGGTGGAAATAAATTAACTAAATCAAATACTGTTTCTTATAGAGGTAAAAATAATGATGAACTATCAGAATATGGTACAGAATTTACTATTGGTTCTGCGGCTAAAACTGAAGGAACATTCTATTTGATTAGTGAAGCAATGGCTAATGAAACTCCAGAAGTTGAAGATGCTATAGATGAAATTAATGTAGAAGATGAGATTGCATCAGTTACCCCAGAAGTAGATGATGCAGCAGCAATTACTTTAGATGACCTTAATTTTGATCTTTAATACATTTATTTTATGAGTACAGCATTTGATTTTAGTGGTTTTGGCGGTATTAATGCACCTAGTAATAACAGTTTCCTTGGTCCATGGAAAGTATATGACATGGTAGAATTTGATGGTATCAGTGATCCTGTATCTGGTAAACGAAATGATAATACTGAATGGAAAGCATGGGATTTTAAATTTAAGAGTCCAAAAGGTACTTATAGTGAAAGAATTTTTGAGCCAGATGAAAATGGTATTAAACGTAGAAAAATGACTAATGCTAATGGTCATGAATATGAATTACCTTCTGATTTTGAGAGAAGTCAGCAAGTAGTAGCCCAAATTGTTGCAGCATATAATCCAAATGGATTTGAAAAACTTAAGGCTGCAGCAACTAGTGGTAAGATTAAAACATTTGAGCAATTTATTAATGTTGCTAAGAATTTATTGGAGAAACCAATTAAACCAACAGAAGAACATAATATTCAATTGAAGTTGTTAGGTCGTAATTCTTCAGATAATAGAGTATATGCTCGTCTTCCGAATTGTGGTATTTCTCGTAATGACAATAAGCCATTTATGGAGAAATTCATTGGTGAAAACGTATTAATGACTAGTTGGGAAGCACAGCAAGCTGATGCATATCATAAAGCAAAACCATCTAATCCAGAAGCTACAAGTCCTATGGCAGACACTGTAGATGTTTCTACATCTGTTGAGGCTGGAGAAATGAGTGACATTGATAAATTGTTAGTTTAACCAAATATAGTGGCTCCTATTATAGGGGTCACTTATTTTGTTTTATGACAAAATATGTATATTTTTGGTTTTAAATTATAAAGATTATGGAATTAAATTTTGATTTTGAACCAAAAATTACAAAAGACTATTTGCTTTCAAAATGTTCCGAAGAAACCTATATGCAATTTTATCTTGGAATACAAGTTAAAAAAGGACTATTTAAATCTCCTTTAAGAAAAGATCATAGACCTACTTGTTCATTCTATAGAAATAAATCTGGAGAACTCATATTCAAAGATTTTAGTGGAGATTTTTATGGTAATTTTATTAATGTGGTAATGTATAAATATCATGTTAACTATTATCAAGCATTAAAAATAATTGCTGGAGATTTTGGTTATATTAAAACTAATATACCAAAAAATAAAGGAACTATAAATACGAAAGCTAAAAAATTTGAAGATAAAGGAACTACAGATATAAGGGTTGAAATAAAACCATATACTAAAAAAGAATTAGATTGGTGGAATAGCTTTGGAATAACTAAAGAAATTCTTAATAAATATAAAGTATTTTCTTGTAAAACTATATTTTTAAATGGAAATCCATTTATATTATCTTCTAAAGATAGTTTTATATTTGGATATTATGGTGGAAAAAAGGATAACTTAGAATATTGGAGAATATACTTTCCTAAGAAAACTACTTATAGATTTCTTACTAATTGGCCTTCTAAAAAGGTACAAGGTTATGAACAATTACCTAAAAAAGGAAATCTATTAGTAATTACTAAATCAATGAAAGACTGTATGTGTTTAAAATCTTTTGGAATTAATGCTATTGCTCCAAATTCTGAAAATCTTTTTATTTCCGATAATATGCTTAAAGATTTAAAAACTAGATTTAAATATATAGTAGTTTTCTATGATAATGATCTAGCAGGAATTAAAAATATGCAAAAGATTAAAAAAGAACATTCTGATCTATTATATTTTTGGATTCCTAGAAGATATAATGCTAAAGATATAAGTGATTTTAGAAAAACTTATGGTCAAGAAGAAACTTATAATTTTATTAAAGAATATGTATTAAAAATTATTAATTAGAATGAGTAAATAGAACTTAAACACATCGTGTAAAATTATATATCCTAATAAGGATGTATTAACTTTTAAAACTATAGAAGAAGCTTCTAAAGGTACTGAAGAGTATAGTATTAATCATCCAGAACTACCTAAAAAGTATAGACCTATATTATCAGTTGCTGCAATTAAATTAAGATGTAATAAATCTACTCCAGCAAAAGATGGGATTATCTGTGAATGGTTAGATCAACATACTAAAAGATCCTATCAAGCTAAAAAAAGTAAATCAAAAGGTAATGCTTTAGAATATCATATAAGAGATAGACTTAGAGAATTAGGTTATAACTGCGAAAGATCTGCAGGAGAATCTAAAAAATTAGATAATGCTAAAGTAGATATTATTGATTTAGATGGAAGACTTCCTATTAGTATTCAAGCTAAAAATTATGCTAATACTCCAAATTATTTTGGAATTAGAGAAGATTGTCCTATTAAAGATAAACCATTTGTATTATGTTGGAAGAAAAATACATTAACAACTAATAATACTATATTTATGGTAGATGAAGATTTCTTTTATAAATTATTAGATTCTTATACTAAACAAAACAATATTTAAAATATGGATACTTATGTAGTTGGTTGGTGCTTAGACACTGATCCAATTAATATATTAACTATTAAAGCTAGGTCTTATACACACGCTAAAGAAAGAATTTTATATACTATATTAGGTCAAGTATTAGATGAATCAGAAGATCCAGATATTACTTTTTTAGCTGATATGGATTGGAGTGAGGTTATGCGTGAAGTATGGAATAAATATTCTGTAAATTTATCAGAAATTAAAACAATAGACGAATTAATGTAATGTTACGAATAGGTTTAGATATTGATAATACTATTGCAGATTTTGATAGTCATTATCTTAGACGGTTTGGAAAATTTCCAAATCATGATTGGGGAATAACTAGAAATGTAAATAATATTCTTATTAAAGAAAAAGCTTTTTGGTTAACTTTACCTATATTAAGAATGCCAGAATTTAAACCTAGATTGTATTGTTCTTCTAGGATTAATCCAAAACAATGGACTAAAACATATTTACAAAGAAATGATTTTCCAGAAGCTCCACTTTATCAAGTAAAAGGATATGGTACTAGTAAATATGATGCACTTAAAGGTAGAGTAGATGTATTTATTGACGATTCTATATTTAATTTTGAGGATCTCAATAGTAAAGGTATTTTATGTTTATTAATTACTACTAATAGTAATAGTCATTATGATACTCCTTTAAGAATACATGATTTAAATATTGATACAATAACAGATAAGTATTATTATGCAGTAAACAATAATCTTATTTAATGTTAGAAAACATAAAAATAACACCTAATTTAGATACCTTACGACTAGAAAATATCAGTGATGATATTTATTTTAGTAAAAAGTTTGGGGGATATATATCTAATAGTAGATTATCTTTAATAAATCCAGAACAAGGGGGTAGTCCAGAAAAATTTATAAGTGGATTAGGACAAAATGCAATTTATAGTGATTCCCTTGTATTTGGTAGTGCTGTACATGAATTAATATTACAACCAGAATCTTTTCAACTTGTAACTTCAGTAGATAGACCAACTGCAAAAGCTGGTTTTATGGCTGATGAATTATATAAGAAGAATGGTAGACAGCCATCTTATGAAGAGATGGAGGCAGCATCTAAAAAGATTGATTATTATGCTAAATCTTGGAATGAAGATAAAGCAGAAGCATTATTAAGTAAATGTAATAAATATTGGCGTAATAGAGCCTTATTTGAAGCTAAGAATAAAGATACTAAAACTTCTATATATCTTGATCCAAAAAGTAGGGAAAGATTACAGGGAGTATTATCTAATTTTAGTAAAAATAAAGAATTTATTTCTTTATTAAATCCAGAAGGATTACTTAATCCAATTATTACAAAAAATGAGCAAACTATATTATTAGATGTAAATGTTGAAGTTCCAGATCATGATCCATTTATTTTAAGACTTAAATCTAAATTGGATAATTATACAATTGATTCAGATACTGGAGAAATTGTAGTTAATGATGTTAAAACTACTGGAAGAAATATTAATGATTTCAAGTTTGCATTTAATAAATATAGATATTATAGAGAATTAGGTATGTATAGCTGGTTATTAGGCTTATGTGCTAAAAAATTCTATAATATTGATAAACCCACTATATCTTCAAATTGTCTAGTAGTTGAGACTTTTGGAGCATATAATACTCTTACATATAAATTAACTAAGAAAGATTTTGTTAAAGGTTTAGCTGAATTTAAAACATTATTAAGATTAGTTGCTCATTATAAAGTTAAAAATAATGGAAGAGAAGAGTGGGATAACTTATAAAGAATTAGAACAAATTTATTCAAGATATTTTAGTCTTGGATATATAAATGTGGATATTAACACTAAATTTGCTCTAATATCTTTAATTTGCTGGGTTTATTTTCATTTAAAAGAAAAAAATCCAGATGTAACTTATTATCAGATCGTTTATAAGATGTCTCAAGGTTTGGGACTGGAAGATGATTTTATTAAAGGTTTATCTATAGTTTGTGAGAACTTTGGATATGGTTGTAAAACTTTTCCTACCTTTAATATTGAACAAAAAGATATGGTTAAAACTATAAGGGATATTTTGGCAAAATTTATGCCATTCTAATATTAACAATTATTAACACCAAGAATATTGTATTGTACACAGAAGTCCCTTATATTTGTATCACTAACTTATAGAAAGTTAGTGTAGATTATTAAAATAATATGTCTAAAAAATAGACGGCAGATCTTTTTTTACAATTTAATGAATTAATGAATAAAGGAAATTATTATGAACGATTTTAATGGACGTTTTTTGGTATTGGAAGTAACAGGTTTAACAAAGAAAGAAGCACTTGGTAAGGCACCAATCGCTATCATGGGTGATGCAACTCAGGCTTATAAGAATTGGTTGAAAAAGCAGGAGAATGGTGTAATAGAGGCTTCAAAGAAACAATTTTATCTAGATTATTTGCAGAAGAAGTCTAAGAATGTACCGGGTGTTGGTTATTCTATTACTGTTGAATCTGCTGTAGAGGACACAAAGCAGCGTCCTTATAAGATTACTGACGTAAAGAATGAACAAGGTAAGCGTAAGTATCAGACAATTTACCAGATTATCAATAAGAATACTGGTGAAATTATGGGTTCTGTTGATTCTACTAAGGCTAAGGCTAAGGAAAAGGTAAAGGAAATTTATAAGAAGGGTTTCCGTGGCTCTGTAGTAGTTAAGTACACAAAGCAGGTTGTAGGTGGTGAACCAATCGCATTTACAGCTGATTATGCTCCTTCTAAGAGTTCTCACGTTGGTACATATATTGTATTTGGTGTAGAAGCTTAATTAACGCCAAGTATGGTTTAACTATAAAAAATTAATTTTCATAAAAGGGTAGTTGTTGTGAAACAATTGCCCTTTATTTTTTATATATACTTATTTTATTAACAACCGAAAGGATAATTAAAACATTGAAAAATGGTAAGAAAAACAACAATCTCTAAGACATTAGATTTTTTACGTGATGTTAAAAATTCTGAATATAATAATATTCACACATATTGTATGGCTAATAAAATATGTGATAATAATAAATATAAGAGAATTAAAGAATTATTAAATTCAGATGAATATCCTAAAGAATGTAAAAAGGATATTGAAGAAATTAAGAGATTAGTTGAAAGCTTAAAATATAATAAAGATAAAAAAGAAGAAATAGATAATACAACTAACTCTATTACTACTGAAATAGTAAGAGATGAATTTGGTGTAATTTGTGGATATAGATATAATATTCCTAGAAAGAAAGGCGGAAATTTATTAGGTACTCTTTCTAGAGAAGATATGGAAAGATTGTGTAATTTGTATTCTGTTTATGGAGCCAATCTTACAGCAGCTAATGTACATATAGAATTTCCACAATTCTCTTTAGCTGAATTTCAGAGAATAAGAAATGCTTTCTTAGTTTATAAATATACTTGTCCATTTGCTCCTCATATTATTGAAGAATATTCTGATGAAGAATTAGTAGAAATGTCTACTACTAGAAGAACTAATAATTTAGTTCGTAATATTGAGAGAGATCAATTAAAGGATATTAAAGAAGCAGCTAAAAAGTTAGCTAAAGAAAATCTTAAACTTAAAGAAAGAGATCATGTTCTAGAGCATTTGAGAAAAGATATTCCTAATATAGATTTTATTGGGTCTACTAATTTTATTACTTCTTGTAATAAAGAGGATAAACATTTGATTATATGGCTTTCTGATATGCATATTGGTGCATATAATGATAATTTTGGTTTTTATCAAATTCCAGAATATAATTCTGATGATATTCAAAAACGACTTAATAAGATTGTACAACATTTTGCTGGAAAAGAATATGAGAAAATTCATGTAATGAATTTAGGAGATTCTGTAGATTCTTATAATAAAGAAACCACAAGAGGTGGACACCCATTACCATCAGTAATGAATAATAAGGAGATGAGTGAAACTTATATCACTCTTATGTTAGAATTTTTCCATAATTTAAAGACTAATATTAAATGTAATAGTATTGGATATTTTTGTATTGGAGAATCTAATCATGATGGTGATTGGGGTTGGATTAATAATAAACTTCTTGCTGCAAAATTAGAAACAATTGGAGTTATTTCTTATATAAGTGATTATCCTATTGATTATTATGTATTAGGAGATCATAATTTTGTATTATGTCATGGTAAAGATAATAATTCTCAATTTAAGAATTTTCCTCTTACTTTAAATGATAAAACTGAATTATATTTCTCAAATTGGATGAGAGATAATAATTGTTTTGGTAAATATAATTATGTAGTAAAGGGAGATCTTCATAGATATGCATATACTGTAGGTCAATCATTTGATTATATTAGTGTTGGATCTTTATATGGTAGTAGTAATTGGATTACTGCTAACTTCGGTAATACTAAATGGAGTATTAATTTTATGGAGATTCAAGGAGATGATATGAAAATTGGAACAATTCAATAAATAGTATGAATAAGTTAGTAGAAAAAGTAATTAAATTATGTGATAAAATTTGTGAAGATAACTATCCTATAACTAATCTAAATATATATTCACATTATAATGTAGGATTTACTATTAATGGTATATCTATATATATTAGAGCAAATAATTTAGAAGTACATACATGTAAAGGTGTATTATGTACAGATATTAATACAGTAGAAAACGCTAGTCTAGTTATTGCAACTCAAAAAGTAAAAGAACATTCTGATCGATTAGCAGAAAATATTTTAGATGAATATCTTATTAAAGGAAACAAGAATCTTTAAATATTATGAATAAAGAATATAATAGTTTTTCTTTACAAATGGATTATATAACTTCAGAAAAGTTTTATGAAGTTTATAATAAGTATGCTAAATACCTTCCAGAAAAAGTAGATTATAGAGATTACGATCCAGATTATAGTACTTTAGATGAATATTTATTAACAGTAAGCCTTAATAATCAATTACATACTACTTCTATAAGTGCTTATTTTAATGGAGGTAATTCTTATGATATTGAAGGATGTGAATCTTTAGAAGATGTAAATAAAGTACAAGAAATTCTAGATTCTTTAGGATTAGAATGGGATGAACATCAGAAAGAATTAGAAATAGAGTGGGTTACAGACGAGGATAGAAAGAGTTAAATATGGATATTACTTTAGACCAATTATTAAAAGGTAAAGAAACAAAAATTCGCAAAGCAGAATTTTATAATACTAAAGCTTATATTGAGCCTTTTTTAGATAGATTATCTAAAATTACTGATAATTTTGATGTAAAGGTACAATTACCAGATCAAGTAACTATTACAGATAATCAGGATGATCTAACTTATAATAGAGTTTGGGTTCAAGGAATTCTTCCTAAATCATATAGTGTAGATAATCATGAAGAAGTTATTGGTATGATTTATGGATTAGATGTTAGAAAGCCTGTAGTAAAATTTTATAGAGGAGAATTAAATATGGCATGTACTAATTTATGTGTGTTTAATCCTACTAGTTTACAAACTCAAGAATTAAAGCCTCAACAAGCTATTGATTATAGTCCTTTAGATTTAATAATCAATCAAACTTCTAATTTACAAGTATGGCTTAATAGATTACATTCTCAAACTTTTTCTAGAGATGAGTTAAATATTAATACTAATTTAGGAAGATGGATCAGAAATTGTCTAAATATGTATTATAATTCTGGATTAAGTAAAGTAAAATTAGCTACTACAACAGCTATTAGTGCTTATAAATTATTATTTGAGGATGAAGAATCTCCATATTATGTAGAGGAAGATTCTAATACTAATATGTTTAATATATATAATGCTTTTACAGAGTTAATTACTCATGATAAAGATAAGGATATAATGAATAAACCAGAAAAAACTTTACTATTAAAGGATATTCTGACCTTAGCTTAATTATTTTGAAATGTGGATTTTAAATAGTATATTTGAAGTTCACATTTCAAAATTAAATATTATGAATGTAATTAAAAGAGACGGAAGAAAAGAAACATTTGACGAAAAAAAGATCAAAAATGCTATTGAAAAATGCTATATAGCTAATGAAGAACACCCAGATGAAGAACTTATTAATGATATCATATCTATAATTAAATCTGCAGAAAAAGATTATACTGTTGAAGAAATTCAAGATATTATTATTGATAATTTAGATGATATAGATATTGAAAAAGCATATTGTGATTATAGAATTAAAAGAAACAAAATTCGTGATTTTAAATTAAATCAAAAATTCTATAATACTGTTACTGAACTAGTTGATAGAAAACAAAATGAAGCATCTAAAGAAAATTCTAATAAAGATGCTACTCAAATCCATGTAATTAGAGATTTAATTGCTGGAGAAACTTCACGTAAGCTTTATAATGAACTTATAATGCCAGAGAAATTACGTGAATTACATGAAAAAGGAGTACTACATGTACACGATACTGACTACAGACTACAACAAAACGAGACTAATTGCGAATTATCGGATCTTGACAATGCTTTAAATTATGGAACTGTAATGAACGGTAAGTTTATTGAGCCGCCTAAGAGTTTAAGAACTGCTTGTACTGTAGCATCTCAAATTATTACAGCTGTAAGCTCCTCTACTTATGGAGGACAAACTATTACTATGTCACATTTAGCTAAATTTGTTAAAGTATCTAAAGAAAAGATAACTAAGAAGATGGCTAAATTTGGAATTACTGATTCTAAAGTAGTTGAGGCTTTATTACAGAATGAAATTAAAGACTCAATACAAACTTTACTATATCAGTTGAACACTATTTCTTGTACTAACGGACAGAGCCCTTTCATCACATTATTTTTATACCTTGATGAGAAACCTGAGTATAAAAATGAAACTTTAATGCTTTGTAAAGAAGTAATTAAACAACGTATAGAAGGTATGAAATCTCCTTCTGGACATATTATCAGTCCTACATTCCCTAAATTAGTAGTTTGTTTAACTGATAAAATGTTTATTGAAGGTACTCCCGATTACGAATTTGCCAAATTATGTGCTAAGTGTGTAACGAAACGTATGGTTCCAGATTTTATATCTGAGAAGAATATGAAAGCACTTAAAGAAGGATGTGTGATACCACCAATGGGTTGTAGAAGTATCCTACATCCATGGAAAGATAAAAATGGTAATTATCAAGTATATGGAAGAAATAATGTTGGTGTAATATCAATTAACTTGCCATACTTAGCTCTTGAAAGTAAAACTATAGAAGAATTTTATAGTAAACTTGAAGATATGATTGATTATGTTTCTAAAACACAAAAATCTATCTATGATGTTATTGTAGATTCTCCAGTAGATATTGCTCCTATACTTTATATGTATGGTGTATTAGATAGAGCTAAATCAGGAACTAAAATTAAAGACGTCATTGGAAATCGTAAGTGTTCTGTATCTATAGGATATATGGGAATTGCAGAATGTGTTGAACGATTTGGAGTAAAGTATAATACTAAGGAAGGTCATGATTTAGGTATTAGTATTATTAAACATATGTTTGATAGAGCTAATTATAATAAAGAAAAATATGATATTGCTCTTAGTTTATATGGTACTCCCGCCGAGAGTTTGACCACAAAGTTTGCTAAAGCATTAAAAGTATTCCCAGTTATTTCTCATGTTAATGATAGAACTTATATTACTAATAGTTATCATATTCCTGTAGAAACAGAGATTGATGCTTTTAGTAAAATGGATTTTGAATCAGAATTTCAGAAATACTCTACAGGTGGCTGTATAAGCTACGTTGAGGTACCTGATGTTCGTAATAATCCAGAAGCGATCTTTGAATTAATGAAACATATATATGATGTAATGGTTTATTGTGAGATAAATACTACATCATGTTCAATTTGTTATAATTGTGGTTTTGAAGGTGAAATAGAATTATCAGAAGATGGTACTCATTGTACTTGTCCAAATTGTGGATGTACTGATCCTTCTAAATTACATGTTGTTCTTCGCTCTTGTGGATATCTTGGTGAATATTCATTAGGAACATCTATTGGAAGAGCTGGAGATATTGTTCATAGAGTAAAACATTTATAATTATGGAAGATTGTATAAAAATAATTCATAATGAAAATAGTTCATTTACAGTTTATTACAAAGATAAGTATGCTGATGAATTATGTTGGGAAGAAATGTTAGGTTTAATTGCTAGTTTAACTATTAGTGGCGATAAACCTTACCAACAATGGTTAAGAACAGAAGAAGAACATAAAAAGTTTAACCAATCTGTATATAAATGCTCAACATCTTAGAAATAAAACAGTATGATGTTATCAATGGTCCTGGAATAAGATGTTCTATTTGGGTAGCTGGATGTAATAATCATTGTGAAGGTTGCTGGAGTCCTCATACATGGAATCCAAATCAAGGTAGACCTTTAAAAAAGTGTATTCCAGAAATTAAGAACTATCTTAATAATCCAAAAGTAACTGGAGTATCTATATTAGGTGGAGATCCGTTCTATCATTTATTTAATGGAGATTATAATGATGTAGTAACATTATTAATGTTATGTCATAGTTATAATAAACCTGTATGGGTATGGACTGGTTATACAAAAGAAGAAATAGATAAACGGTTACAAGAATTACGTATACCTAATTTATTAACTGCTTTTGTAGATGTTCTTATTGATGGGCGATTTGATATTACTAAAAAAGATATGAACCTTAAATGGAGAGGTTCGTCAAATCAAAGAATTATAGAACTTAATAAATAAAGATATAGCTCACTAGTTAATTCTAGTTGGCTATTTTTATATAAGTATGGAATTAATATATACAAATGGATGTACTGCTGCTAGTTTAACAGTAGACGGAGTAGAGAGTATAGATATGGAAGACTTTAGAAAAGTGATTCATATGATTGTTGATAAAATTGAAGATATTTCTGAATTGCAGGATATTTTTAAGAATTTTATGGAACTTAATGGTGAACTTACTGGTGAATATACCTGTTTATGTTGTGGAGATTGTGTAACAATCCATAAAATAAAAATATGAAAAAATTTACATTAATTAGGTCTGAAGTTGTACCTATGTTAATTACAGAAACTGTAGAAATTGAAGCTAATGACTTAAAAGAAGCTATTGAAGATGTAGTTGAAGGGTATGGAGAAGTAATTAGTTCTGATCAAGAAGAGGTAGCGCATGCTTATAATATAGAGAAGTATGATAATACCAGTACTTTATCTGTATATAATACTGATAAGAAATTACTTTATAATAATAATGATACATTTGCTTATGGTCATAATCCATACAAATGTTTTGAATAAATATTAACTTTTTAAAAATTAAAATTATGAACAAGTTTGAAAAATTAATTAGTTCAAACAGTAATTCAACACTAAAGCGTCGTGCAGGTATTATTAGTAATGAAGCTAAAATGGCTCAAGAAGATATTGTAGCTACTATTACTCGTGCAATTAATCAGGAAAATCTAAAGTTAATGAGTCTTACTGACTTTGCTCCTACTCAAACTACAAGTCTACAGCCAGGTAACTTTACAGAAGGCGGTGCTTCGAATTGGACACAAGAATTACAGAAGTGTAAAGAAAACCTTTATAATTTGAAGATTAAGCTTAAATTAGCACAGGAAACTTATGAAGAATATTTTATTGAAGAAACTACAGAGGAGGCTTAAATATGAATCCACGTAAAGCTTTTAATTTTAAGGTTAAAGAAGTAATTGGTTATATAGAACATTATGATGGAGAAGAAGATGATCCAATTATAAATTCTGTAGATATTTATTTATCTGGAGGACAAGTCGTTACTTTAGATTTAAAAGATAATCCAATTGATAGTGATAGTCTTGCGAATACTTTAGGATTTGATGGAGGTTATTGGGATACTCTATATAGCAAAGACAATAATCCAACTAATTTATGTAAGTCTAATTTAAAATCAGAAGTAAAATCAACATATAATCCTTATGAATAAAGAAATTGAAGCAAAATATGATAAGTTATATGAATCATATTTAGAAAATTATGATTGTGATATTCTAAAAAGAAAAGACTTTTTTAATATTCTAACTAAATATTCTGAGGATCTTCCAAAAGATTATGAATTAGAATCTTATGATACTGAATATTATTCTTTTGAGGAATGGTTAATTACAGACATTATTCAATGTAATTGTGATGATGCTTATATCTATATTAGTGGTGATAGAATAGAAATTGATGATATAAATGATATTTCTGAAAAGGATTTTAATTATATTGTTAAATTCTGCAATAAGTATAATTTAGACATAGTAAATATTGCTGATAGAGAAGACGATGAATAATCTGGATAATTATACAATTATTTGTTGGCCAGAGATTCAAGAATATATGGATAAAGAGGGGTTTGAAGAAAACTCCTCTTTGATTACTAATGATCTTCTGGTAGATTTATACGGTTCTTCTGCTTATTTTGTATCTATTACTTGGATTAATAATTATAAAAAATCTAGGTATGAATCTAATATGGAATTACTTAGTAAATTAAAGAAATATTTAAAAGATAATCCAGATATTAGATTTGTTCAAGCTTTATTTAATTTAAATTATATTAAAGTAGATTCTAACGGGCAAATTATTGATACATATAATGAAGAACCTTCTGAAACTTTAAAAAATAGTAGATAAAATGATTAGAATTAGAAAAAATTCTGTAACAGCTGTAGAATTTAATGATACAGGTGTTAGTATATATTTATTAGGTGGATTAAAAGTTGATGCACTTAAACCTAAAGATATTTCTGAAGAACAATTTATTTCTGTTATAGAAGAAGCTTGTGGAATATCTTGTGATTCTGAATGGGGTACACTACAAGAACTAGGACTATGAACTATCTTATAGTATTAGATTATACGTTAAATATTGTAAATGTTTATCCTTATGATTATCCTGAGGATAAAGAATGTGAAGAAATATTAGATGATTTAGGACATAATCCAGGAGATTACTCTTGGATGATTACTGATAAATTA